ATGTTAGCCTTGGAGCGAATATCACCAATTTGAGCTGTCATTTTCGTTGCATCTGCATCGGATAAACCTAAGTTTGTCCACTGCTTTTTAATCGTAGTCCCAGCTTCGGCTAGTTCATAACCTTGCTTGGTTACCCCTTTAATGTAGCCAATTGCACTAGATGCAGCGTTGCTAATTGTATTACCAATCGCAGCACCAATAGCAAAATGTTTGGTATCGTCCTTAGTTTTCTTTTCTTCATCTCGGACTAATCCTAGTTTAGACTTGGCGGAATCTAGCATCCTAGTGAAGCCACTAGCATTAGACTTCTTCATGGCTGAATCTAACTCATTAGTTTCACTTTTGAGTTTAGCCATACTTGTGGCAGTCTCATTAACCCGTACTTGCTGGCGCTTGTAAGCGTCACTAGTAGCACCACTGGCCGTCTTAATCCGTTCTAGTTCGTTAGTTTGTGCCTTGTACTGAGCTTCCATGTTCGAATAGGCTTGCTTTAAACCACCTAAACGAGCCTTGTTAGCTTCGGCTGACTTACCCTCGGCTTCTAGGCGCTTCACATAGGATTCACTTAAAGCTGTACTCTGTTTATAGCCTTTTTGTAAGTCGGCTAACCCGCTATTATAATACTGTAATTTAGACTTAGCCCGGTCTAGCTGACCACCCATACTGTCATATGAACGACTAGCCTTGTTAATCTGGTCAGTCAGCTTTAAATATTGTTCTTCACCGCTTTTAGTATCTCTGTTTAGGCCTGATTGGCGGGACTTTAACTCATCAATTTTAGCCTTCTGCATTTTTATTGATTTAGCTAGTCCGTCTACCCTAGCTGCTGCGGCCTTTTGGTACTCACCCGCTGACTTTAAGGCTGTCTCTTGGGCTTTCCATCCACTAGTGTTAGCTTTAACCTCAGCGGTTAACTGCTTGAGTGATTTAACAGCTTCTGCTGAATCTAAGCCAACCTTACTGGTCATCTCACGACCAACTACTTTTTTAGCCATTATTTTTTAACCTCCTTTTAGGCACAAGCGCTATAAGCCATATGTTTGACTAATGGCTTCGAGCGGGTCGACTAGTTCAGCACGATCTTCCTTTTTACGAGCATTCAAAGTCGCCATTGTATTAAAAAAGGAACTATCATCAAATTCTTTTGGTGATAGCCCCTCAGTTAATAATTGTTGAGCTAGCAAGTTGAAGTCTTCCTGCTGGTTTTTCAACTTTAGGACTTCCTTTTTAAGCTCACTGTTACGCTTGTGCCGGCTTATTTTGACGACTTGGCGTCTTCAATGGCTTTGCGTTGCTTCTGTTCAGACAGCTTAATATCAGCGTCTGAAATGCCATTTAAGCGCATAATTAGGTAGCCAACACCTTCACCAAACTGTTCAATTGAGATAGTATCATTGATTGTTTCCATTTGCTGATCGGTGTATCCCATTACCCGTTGCACAAAATCGGCCATTTCGTCTTGCAATTCTAGGCCATCTTTCATAGCATCTAGTTCAGTGATTTCTCTTTCAGGATCTTGTGACTCCAACATACCAATTTGAACCTTGGTAGCTAATCGAATGATATTATTAGTTGCTGTTACATTGGCCGTTTTATTGATTTTAAAGTAGTTTTTAGCGTTGATTTTCATAATTACTTGTACCCCTTTATTTTAGTTATGTAAAAAGGCCACCCAGTTGAGGGAAGCCTTTTAATTGTTACTCGTGACTAGGCGTTACAACGGTTGTTCCACTGGTCGTACCGCCAGTTGTTCCACTGGTTTGCTTAGTGTAACCACCAAATACTTCGGCATAAAGTTTGTCTAAATCAAATCCGGTATCAGTTGACTTGGCAATCATATAAGGTTGTTGTACCCCATTGGCTGCTAAGAAAATGTCTGGCTTCAATGGTGTTAATACGGTACCTTGTAGAGCTGTTGAGTAAGCTGCTTCACTGTTAGTATCAGTTGAGTTGTTAGATGCTTCTTCAACGAATTCAATGTTATTGAAGCATTCATAAATTGAGATGTCACCGTCCAATGATTGAGATTCGGCAATCATTGCCACATGTGGCTTAGGTAGTTGTCTTACCCATGCACCTGTATTAGTGTTTTGTGTGAATCCTTTAAGCATTTGATTAATCTTAAAATCTAAGTCTAAAGCGGTTAAAGCTAGCGTAGGCATCGACTTACCATAAGCCGTACGTTTGATTTGTCCGTTCCCCCAACCTGCTACTCCGGCTGCTTCGATGGCAGATACGTTGATTTGACTGAAACCTTCGCCATTATGATCGGCAACATAGATTCCGTCAGCAGATAGGCCTTTTGTAGCGTCTTTAATTAAGTCACCTTTATCGTCTAGTAAAGCAAAAGTTGCTTTAACAATATTATGTTTTGACATTTATAAATCTCTCCTTTATATCATTTCATTTTTAGTTACGTAAATTGTTTTGGTCAATTGGTTAGTATCTGGGTCAGTTGTGTGGTGCTGACTAGATACAATTAACCAGCCAGCATCTTTAAGAGTTTTCATCAAAGCTATCTCAGCTTCAATCGGATTAAAGTCATCGGCTAGGTCAATCTTATAAAATATTTGAATTTCAACACCCATTGCTATGCCTTTAAACGTGCTGTTTGCATGATAGGCCGGACTTGAATCGGTCTCTTGTAATAACATGAGTGTAATATCAGTGTTGTCTAAATCTTCTTTAGGTATCTCATTAAGGTAGACTTTATCGAGCCACGTTAAATTAAGGGCGTTAACTAGGCTGGCTACCTGTGATACTGGTAATAACACTAGTCATCGTCCCCTTTCTTATATTCTGTGAGCATGGCGTTAAAGATATCATCTTGTGAGTCAGCTAAGTTATCATCAACAAAGTGGTCAGCCTTAATGTGCTTAGTGCCATCATTTAATCGCCTAGCATTCATATCATGGAACTTGTTAGTCCATCCGACAATTGAACTGCCATCATGTTCACCGTCTATGTCATTGCTGTTATAGCTTATATTGTCAGCCATATGTCCGTACTTCTCGTCTTTATGTGAGCTGTAATGTTTCTTACGTGTGACTTCCGTCAAGTTATCAGCTAGTTTCTTAGCTCCGGCTTTGGTTATCCGCTCCTGTTCAGCTTCGTTAGGGACTAGCTTGTGGACGTCTTTAAGCCACGCTTCTAATTGGTCGACTATGTTATCGTTTGCCATAGCTAGACCCCCTTAGTAACCTTTTTGAGTGTCAAGTAATCGCAAGATAGATAATTACTAGAATCATCAATGCTGTCATTAATGACATCGTAAAGTTTACCTTTATACTTGCATTGAATGCCTTCATAAACTTTAGGATTATGCCTAATAATGACTACCACTTGCTCTAGTTGTTCAGCCGTTAGTTGATATGAAGATGCAATTGACCGTGTATAAGGTGCGCAATATAAGCTGAACTGACTAACAAATGTCTGTTTACTAGTTCCATTAATGGGATTTTGAACAGTTTTAACAGTGCCAATCTGGATACGTTGGTTAAAGTCAACTGGAGTTAACTTATTAATTGCCATTGTCGCTCACCTCATCCTGCTTTTGACTATACAGGCCTCGCAATTGACCGATAATTGAATCCAAAACTAAGTCAACTGGATTAACAGTGTTTGAAGTGATTGATGTCCGGTAATACCAGTATGAACCAGCTAAGGCGTAAACAGCCGTTTCAAACAAATTGCTCACACCGTCCATTTCGTAGAAACCTGTAACGCTATTATCATCCCCAATGGCCTGTTTAATGTAGCTAGTGGCTGCTGATAAATAACCGTTTAGCAACTCGTCGTCATCATCCCCATCAATTCGCAAAGATAATTTTAATGTTTCTAAATTAGCTGCCACTTTATCACATCCTTACTTAGCCGCCCAGATGGTAACTGTACTGTGTATTTATCGGCGACATAAATTGACTAATTACTTAGCTGTTGCTGTAGAAGCACTAGCTGCAAAGTTGGCTGGTTGGTCAGCAATTGCACTGAATGATCCTGCCACAAAAGCATCCGCATCAGTAGGTTCAACATCAAAACGGTCAATTACACGAATCTTAGTTTGATCCTTTTCAAATGCACCACCGCCGATATTTGTAGTCAACAATGAAAGATTTTCTCGGTCAAACAAGGTTACCGCTTGTGATAAGTCACCATAATAAAGTGGATAAGCTGGTGCTGAAGTAGTTCCAACGTTAGGCAACCACTTGTCAGCCACTTCAACAATTCGTTTGCCACGGATTAAGTATTGATCTGGTTGTGTTGGATCTGGTTGCAATAGGTAACGTCCCATAGCATCCTTAACTTCTGAAAGTACATTTAAACCAGAAGTATTTGTCATTAAGAATGATGTAGACTTAATGGCAGGATCAACAGCAGTGTTAATCATGGTGATAATGTCGTCGAACTTAGCTAAACTAGGTTTCTTAGGTGCTGCGTTCATTGCTGCAATAATCTTAGCATTACGAGTAACAACAACTTTCTTAGCAATCCATCCAGACAACCAAGCTAAAATATTATCGGCAGTATCTTTTAGTAAAGAGTTAGTAGCAGTAGTAATCCCAGCATAACGATGGATAGTGTATTTGATAATGGACAGCTTAGGATCATCATTGTCACCAATCGTAGCTGTTTCATCATCTAAGTCAGCTAATGGAGTAACGTCAGTCCACTTTTCATAAACTCGTGACCCAGATTGAGTTGTAACAGCTTCTCGGTTAACGTATTGTTGCAATGAATCGTATTTACGAACCAATGTGTTAATGGCTGTTTGAATATCTTGGGGAATAGTTAAACCAATTGCATTGCCACTTTCGTCAGTAGATGAAGTTACCAAGTTCATAACTTTAGGATCACCCTTAATCATGCCTTGGAAGTTCTTAATAAACTCAGCTTTGATATCTTTTTCCTTAGCATCAAGTGGAGCTTTTTCCTTATCATTCATGTTGGCAATTTCTTGAGCCTTGCGTTCTTCTTCTAATTGTTCATGTAAAGCGTCACGACGAGCAACCGCATTGTCGCGGTCTTGTTTCATTGCTTTAAATTTGTCTTGATCAAAGCTGTCGTCAAGGACAGCTGCGTTTAACTTGTCGTTCAAGTCCGATACCTTTTGACCTTGGGCAATCCAAGCGTCATTGATTGTGTTAATATTAGCCATTAGTTGGCCTCCTTTTAATTTTTTTCAAATAAAATAGCCAATTTGCTGTTTCGTAATTCAGCAGATTGACCATTAGTAGTATTTTCTTTTTTAGACGGCTTAGCTTTATCCTTATCCGCCTTGTAAATTAAATTCATTAGCTTATTAACTGCAGATTTAGGTGGAATGTGTGAAATGGCATTCACCGGTTGCAATTGTTGGTCATTAGCAAACATAATTTCGTCAGCGAAGCCTTTATCAACGGCATCACTAGCAGTTAACCATGTTTCATTTGCCATTAATTGGAGTAAATCGGCTTGATCCATGCCAGTTTTGGCTTCATAAGCACTGGCGATTGATTGATCGATGCCATTTAAAACACTGGCTTCATGCTCCAAATCGTCAGCATTACCAGCTGGTTGTGACCAAGCCTTATGGATCATGATTTGAGCGGTTGGTGAAATGTTGATATGGTCACCAGCCATAGCAATCACACTTGCCGCACTAGCTGCTAGTCCTTGAATGTTAACTGTTACATTGCCGGAATAGTTCTTTAGCATTGTGTAAATTTCACTAGCTGCAAAAACATCACCACCATTGGAAGCAATATCAACTTCAAGTGCTTCATCATCACCACTATCATCGTCGTCGCCACTATCATCATTTAAAATATCAGCTACACCCGAAGGTGATACTGCTGGCATTCCAAAGAATTGATAGAAACTGGCTGTTTGATCATCAACAATATCACCTTTAATCATCACTTTCTTTGTCATCATTATCACCTCCTTTTTCTGATTTAGCAGCAGGCATTTCATCTGGAAAATAACCAGTCTGCTGTAGTAACCAAGTTGCTTGATTGTTAGCAATTGTGCCATCTTTAGTTAGTCCCGATAGGGTAGCTGCAAATGAGTCTCCTAATGGGTCAACAGCAGTCCGTATATTGGCTGTAATCTTAGCATTAAGCTTATTATCCAACTCAGCTAAAATCGCCTGTAAATATCGATTAAGGGCGTTGGTATACATGCCTTTAATTTGGTCAATATTACTTTGCTGATCACCTTGGCCATTCAAGTAGCTATCAGGAATACCAAAGACTTTAGCAATTTGCTTGCTCGTCCAATCTGTTTGGCTTAACAGCTTAGTAACATCGGCTTTCATTTCTAGTGGTTTGTAATCTTCCAGTTGATCAATAACGACTGGGCCACCATTTGAACTGTTCACCTGTTTCATGAAGTTACGTGAACGGCTAGCCTTCATTTTCTCGCTTAGCAGTCCACCATGCTGAATAGATAGAACGCCGGGAGCACTAATTGAACGTGCTAATGCAGCTAGCGTTAAATTATTAGACGAACTCTTGACTTGTAACTCATTCGATAATGCTTTTAATGGACTGTTACCTGTCATACCGCCATCGGTGCTAGCCCAGCGAATATGAATCATGTCAGACTGCGGTACATATTGAAGAACACCCAAATCAGGCTCGTCAAAGGTAATCGTATAGGTTAAACCACTACCATCATCTAATAAGTAGGTTTGCACTTGGCTAGGTCGTAAATATTCCCAACGTAAATCTAAACCATTAGGATTGCGCCAGCGATATGCAAAACATTCACCACCCAATAAAAGTTGTGAATACATAGACTGCCAAAACGTATGTCCATTAGCTGTCGTGCTGGGATTGTTTAGAATACCTTGCGCTCGTGGCATGTTTGCCGTTAACTGTATCGTAGCTAAGTCTCCAGATATTTGATTGACTGCTGAATAGATATCCGAATTTTCCAAAGCGTCTTTGGCACTAACATATTCATTATCGCCAGTTGGTGACAAAAAATTAACTATATTGTCGTCATCTACCGGAACGCTTTGAATATTAACTGAATTGTTTTTTGCTGTTGGTGGTTCAAAAAAAGGCACTATTAATCACCTCCTTTTTGGCCAGCGGTTACGACTTCTGAAAGCCAGCCAACTAAAAACAACGCTACAGCAATTGCTAGAACACCTTGTGCTTTACCAAATAAAAAGGCTGCATATACTCCAGCAATCATACCTAGAATAAAACACAACACATCAAAGTAACGCCATATAGTTGCAAAAAATTGTTTAAAAATCATTCATATCATCTCCTAGCAATCCCGATTCCGGGTTATTAAACCATTCAAGAACTTGTTTTTCGTTCATACGTTCAACCTGTTTATCAGGATTGTTTACATCTGCAAAGTCTTCAAAGTGATACATAGCTTGGAATAGGGCGTCAATTATCGCATCCACCACATCAATTTTTAATGTAGCCTTAGCTTTATCAACTTGAATACCAATTTTATCTTCATAAATTTCAGCATTTAATAACGCCTTTTCCATAATTCGATCATCCAAGCGGTCAACTGAACCCTCAACAAACATTGTCTGCAAAAACTTAGTTGGATCTTTCAATTCACTAGTTCGCTGCCGAATGGCTTGTAACGGCCACCCAGAATTTAAATCTAATTGTTTAATTGTGGGCGTTAATCCCCAAGCGTCATAACCAAAGAAAACAACTTCCAGTCGATGCTGCTCAACAAATTTAATCAACCATTGATAAACCTGCTCGTCATTGATTAGTCCTTGTGGGTGGCTACTAATTGTGCAAAATCCCTTTTTAGCTAAGTCCCGATAATTTATACCGTCTTGCTTTTCTTTAGCTTCAATTGAACCGGCTTTCTGCCATGGAATAAAGCTATGCTGATAAATAAACCACCGTGGCTTGCCATTATTATCACGATAAGGGAATACGAACGCTAACGCCGTGTTATCACTAAACATCGAGTAGTCAAAGCCAATATATACTTGCCGATCATCAAAATTAAATGATGGGACAATAGCTTTTTCAACGTCAGGTAGTTTTAAGAAACTATCGGTCGATTGTTCTAGCCACAAGTTAAGGTTTTTGTTTTGAAAATCGTTGAGTGTGCCAGACAAAGCATCAGAATCACGCTTATCAGTTAAGCCATTTAGCAATACTTCTCGTTGACTTGGTAAATCTAGCAAGGGATTACTTTTAACCCATGTATCGGGCTTATAAGTTTCATCTAGCTTATCCTGCGACCAGATAAGCCCCAAATATGTATCAGCATCACGCAAATAATCTTGTTCCATGGCTTGCTGAATCATACGCTCATCATCATGGAATGGTACGGTTGGATCAGGATATGCCGTTGAAATTTGAATAAATTGTTTATTACGCACCTTAACTTGACCCGAAACAATTTTAGAAATTTTCTGCCGGGTTTTAATTTCACCAATTTCATCAAATATAGCCGTTGTGAAATGAAAACTATCGTACTGACCGGCCTCATGACTGATTGCTCGCAGCTTGTTGTTGTTACTGCTCATAACAACTTGATCAGATTGAGATGACAATGTCCGTGTATCTAATCCACTATCTTGAATTAGTGTTTTAAATGGTTCAATTGTTGCAATCTTGGCTAACATTGATTTAATGTAGCCCAGAATCTTGCTAGTTTGTTTGTAATTAATGGATGAAACTAAATAATCTTGGTTAGATAGTCCCAATGACTCAATTAGAAAACTATAGGCCGTAATAATCGCCATAAGGTAAGTTTTACCTTGGCCACGTGAAACGGAAACAATAGCTCTTGAGAAACGTTTACCACCGTCATCGTTACGCCAGCCGATTAACATCGCCATAATGAACTTTTGCCACGGCATTAGTTTAGTTGGTTCACCTGTATCAACGTTCGGACAAATGGAAGCAAATTTAAGCACTTGATCCACTCGTTTTACCGAATAAGCAAATGGGAATTCAACGCTACCTTGTCGTTGCAAGTCTCTAATATGGCGGAAAGCCGCTAACTTAATCAAATAACCAGTAGTTATCTTCTGATCTAAAACATCTAAAGCATACTGAGTTCCTGCGTCTGTATATTGTTGGCGAATTGCTGAGCAGTCCAATGCTTGATAAGCTCCAATAACATCATGTGTTTGTGTTAAATCAACCTTCATTACTACCCTCCTAAAAATTCTTTCATACGATCAGCGACGCTTCGCTCGTCTTTGTGGTCATCTAAGTTTAACTTGATCAAATCACTACGAGATTTTGGCGACAATCCCAGTTCAGCGCCTAGTTTAGTCAGATTTTTAACCGCTGAGTCGTAAATTTGAGTCATTGGATTACGTTTATAGCCCACGAAGTCTTTACCAATTTTTTGACCGCTCTGATCTTGTAACGTTTTATAAATTGCTTGCACTTCACCATTTTCTTGAATATGCTTATACGCATGGCGGTAAATCTCGTATTGGGAGGCATATTGCTCCACAAGCCCGCTATCTATGCGCTTTACTGGGGTATTTTCTTCTAAAAAGGGTACTAATTTACGCCAAACAACCTTAGCCTGCCGACCTAAGTAAGCTGGTGGTGTACGTGATAATTGCCCGCCGTTGACGTCTTTATCCGCTTTTTTCATTTTATATGCCTCCTTTCGCTATCTGATGACCCCCCTACCTAAAAATTTTCAAAAATTGTTTCTATCACAAGATAACGGCTATGTGTGTGCTCTCCCCTAGACGTATAAGGGGCGGGGGGTTGTTTTAATTACCGTCTAATATAATTACACTCATAAATTTAAAGTCGCTTAAATCGCACGATAGACACCAATAAATCAATTGCTCATCAACACAACGATTGAAGATACATCATTGATTGGTGTTACGCTTTGTAACTCATTGCCATTGCCTGTGCCATAGTATGATTGTTCCCAGTCTGTCTTAACCCGATGGCAACTCCCACAAATTACAGCTAAGTTAGCAATGTTAGCTTTCAGTGTTTCGTCAAACTCAATCGGGACAATGTGATCTGCAGTCTTAGCTGGTGTGATAACGCCTTGCACTTTACAGTAAGCACATAAGTAATGGTCACGCTCTAGGACTTGTTGTCTTAGGTGTGACCATTGCCTTGTCCGATAGAAGCTGTATTGCTGACGCTTATCTTCATTGCGATAGCGAGTGACCGTGTTGTACTTGTGTGTATATTGTTTGTCATTGCTACGTGCCCAACGTTGCCGACTAGCCAAGTACTCAGCCTCATGTTCATAGTGCTGCTTACAATAGTGGTCAGGGAACGTAACCATTGCATGGCAGTTAGGATAGCGACATCTTCTTGTCCTTGGCATGTTACTTCCTCCTAATAATAAAAAGCCACACGACGATAGCGTCATGCGACCTTAGTTATAAGAATGAGATGGTAAGGATTTGCACCTTACATAGAATTTGAGAATTCCAATCACAAAAAGAAATCTACATTTCAATTCGTATTTGCGTTTACCTGTTCCGCCACACCTCACCTGGTAGTTGTCCCCGATGGTGTCCGAGTAGGACTTATGCTGGCATTTATGTATCTCTCCCAGACTTCTTTTGTGTTTGCTCCGTAGCTACCAACTACGTCAAACACACCAGTAATAAGACTGTAAGGAGTCGAACCTTACTAAGCACAAGGAATTCCTGTTATTTTTTGTCAAAAAGAATAGTTAGCTTAAAACCGTTAGTCTCTTTTGAAACTACCCAAATTTCACCTAATCAAAAGAAATGATCAATAATAGTTCGTTTATTAGTTTTATACGTTGTGTCTACTTATCAATTCTTTCGATATTAACAATATAAGGCGAACACTATTAGCATTTCATTCCGATTTTATTCGTTTATCTGGTTATCTTTAAACACTCTTAAGTCTTCAACGTCCGCAAATGCCCATGAGAATTGTAGTAAAGCTTCATTGAATCGTTCCCAGTTGTGTGTGTTATTGTAACCTGTTAAGTCTTCAATCGCTGTCCAGCTTAGTTTCTTGAAGTAGCGTAGTTCCAACACGTGTCGATGCTCTCTATCTAGTCCTGAACAAGACTGTAATACCTTAGCTAGTAAGTCCTTAGCTTGAGCATGTGCTGTGAGCTTCTCTTCATTGCTATTGTCTACTCCATGTACTGAAGGCATACCACTAATTACTGGCGATTTCATATCAACATAAGCTACGT